ACAAGATAGATCATCAGCACGTTAAGTTTGTGACTGATGTGTGGCAGGTATTAGATGCAGCGGGTAACCTGCTCATTAAGAAGCACAAGGACTATGGTCCTACTAACATTAGTCTGTCCCCTGGTGGACCACTCAATGGTTTACGTGTGCGTATGCACGACAAGACTGCACGCATCAACCACCTGATTGATAGCGGTGCAACACCAGAGAACGAGTCACTGCGTGATTCCTTTATTGATCTACTTAACTACAGTGCTATTGCACTGATGGTATTAGATGGAACTTGGCCTCGTGACTGATCCACACCCAATACTTAACGACCTTGTACCTAGCGTGGTTACCATCGTGCATCGTCGCTATCGTAAGTATGTAGATCGTGCTGACCTCACGCAAGAAGCATACGCTTGGTTGATGACACGTGTGTCCTACTTCAATGGGTTACTTGCAGAAGAGGATGATACTAAACGCCTTATCAATCAGAAGCGCATTGCATTTCAGATGAGGCGTGGCATTGAACGCTATGCCCGCAAGGAGAAGGCTACAAGGTCTGGGTATCAGACCAATGATGAGTCCTTCTATGATGTTACTACCATTGCACAGTTGTTGCCATATGTTATCGCAAGCGTGGTCAATGATACTGCTATTGAACAAGCACAGAACTTAGTCAATGATGGCACACCACGCAAGCCCGCAGCACCAGCAGAAGGTGGCAACCTATTAGCCACGCTCATTGATATCAAGAAGTCTTATGAGTTACTAGAAGAAGACGAGAAGAACATCCTGCGTCTTCGATACCACGAGAACTACACACTACAACAGTTAAGCGAAGCAACAGAGTGTGCTATCTCTACCGCAGATCGCAGATGTGGCAACGCATTACGTAAGATACTTAACTTTATGGGAGGGGAATCGCCTTACCAATGATGTATGACTATCGTTGCCCTGATTGCAAGGCAGAACTTACTATTGAACGTAGTATCCACGAGCAACCACGTGAACCATCCTGCTTTGAGTGCCACATACCTATGATACGTAAGTGGGCTTCTCCTTCTATTACATTTAAGGGCAAAGGCTTCTACTCCACAGGCGGATAGCAAAGAACCCCACCGCAGGAAGGGTTTGCGGTGAGGTCCTAGTCGCCCGAAAGGAGGATGCGATTAAAGTGTATCAGTACCATCCTCTTCTGTCGCTATGTTGGAGAGCGCGACACGCAGATTTTCCATAGCGGTGTTCAAGGTATCGTAGACCGTGAAGGATTTGTAGTTCAGGTTGTCCACTACGCTCTCTAAGGAGTTGAGCAATTCCGTAAGCCGTACTTCGTGGGTTGTCTGCGAGGTGGTCAAACCTGCTCTCACGGGTCCATAAGGTGACAAGACATCTGATCTGGTTTTGATTGTAACCGAGTGCTCGTGCGTAACTAACTGCAAGTGCCTTGTTCTCACGCTTCTCCTCCATTGTTGCCTTCGTCCGTGCCTTCATTACTGTGTCCTTTGAGGACAGGTGCACCTCGTCCGTCTGCTGTACGGACACGAACACCGACAACAGGGACAGTATTACCGCTAAGGTCAAGCCACGTTTTGCCTTCTTGTTCATCTGTCTTCTTCTCCATTTCGAGCAACTGCTTATAGGTATCAGGGTATAGATGAGCAAGGCGTACTAGCGCACGATCTCTTGCCCTTCTGTAATTACGTTGGCGTACTGCTTGGTTTGCAGCACCGCGCAATCTCTTATTCTCTGCCTCCATTATTTGTCTTATCCTCCCATACGATTAGAGCGTAGGCTATCAGCACCACGATAACAATTCCCACTACTAGGTTCATTGCACACCTGCCATTACTGCGAACACAATCTTTGTGATGTCAATGGGTTCGATTATCAATCGCGCATCCTCTTCCCCTGCTTCCCAGCAGGAGACTAACAGGCGTGAGTTGAGTGGTGATTGGCGTAGCCATTGGACTGCGCTATGCGGATCTTCCCCGCCCCATACTGCGTTGCCTTCTGCCGTTGCTATCTCGTAGAAGTTTACCAGTTTATTCTTTGGGTGGAATCCCACCACGTTATCAGTTGTCATCTTCTCCTACTTTCACATCAACCCACACGAAACCCTTGGTGTCCTTGCTGAGTTCACCTAAGATATTAAACCAGCGTTGGTCTAACTCTGCCGTAATCGTATACTTACTCATCACTTCCTCCTTCGTTGAATGTATCTACCATAGACAGGGCGTGTACCATACGCATCAGGTTCATACCTGCCTCCTTCTCCGTTGCTTCATCTTCAATCTGTATCAGCGCAAGGTCACGGCACAATTCCGCCTTGGCTTTCCAGTAGTCTACCGTAGGCTCAGACATCACTAACCTCCGTTAGTTCGTAGAAGTATTCCACCTTGTTATCGTCTATCAATTCTCTATACCTGTCACGATTAGAGATAGCATAGGCACGGGCTTCTTCTTCCGTATTAAATTCATCAATCAATCTATGCATCACCTTGGATATTGTTATCTCATAGCGCTTCATCTTCTACACCTTCCTTGATTACATCATTGATGGTCTTCTCCACCTTCTCCGTAGGTAGTTCGATCTTAGATAGGGCTTCACCTAGCGCGGTGCGCCAGTTGGTCGCCTGTCCTGTGGATAACTGCTTAGGCTCTTCACCTGCAAAATCCCACAGTTCCACGTCATACTGCTTGTTAGCGGGTGCAATCACTACTGTGAATACAAACTGCGCCATCTTATCCTGCTCACTCATCATCTTCTCCTTTGCTCATCATCTTCTCCATCCAATAAGCCACGGTGACTATTGGAATTCCATATACTAACAGTAAGCCCCATAGGACTATCGCATCATCCATCACGCACTCCTCTTCTTGGTCACTGTTGCATACTCCATTGAAATGTACGTAGTCTTTGACCCGCAAGGGCACTTGGTCTTCACTTCCCCGTTAGGGAATCCGAATCCATCCTTGAATGTGAACTCCAATAGGCCGTCACAGTCTCCGTTGCACACGAAAGTGTACTTAGTCCACTCGCTCACGCCACGTCCTCCTTCTTCTCTGCAATCAATAGCCCTGTATGTATGCCTGCGATTAGTTTGCGTAGGCTATGGGCTGCTTCTGCCTTGCTTCCGCCTAGATAGTCGCTGAATCCGCGTGGCTCCCAATGCCCCGAGCCGTACTTACTACCGCCCGTGAAGTGGACGCGCCAGGCGCGACCGTATGTCTTGCTCCCCTCCTGTAACACAAGGTGAGGACGCTTCATTGACTCATAAGGCGCATCTTCTACCACTTCACCCTCAAACAAGGGTTCGATTAACTTCTCCAGCGTTGCCACTAGTGAGCGAACTTCTTCAATTGTAGTTTGCATTAGTTTGCCCCTTCCAATAGTTCCTTCAAACGTGCCCGTGCTTGTCGTAATCCAAACACATCTTCAATATGCTGGTCTCCTTCTTGTGTGTGCTCACCGATTGAGTACCGCACACGCCCGTGCCCTCCTACATACTCACCGTAGAGATAGAATCTCCCGTCGTGAGTCTCCCAACGCTGGTCTCCTGACCGTGTTAGTAGTGCCATTCTAAGCCCCTTCCTGAGCCTAAGGCGGGGCGGTGTTGCCCCTTACCTTGTGCCCCCGTCGGATTATGAATCCGTAGCCCGTAGCGCGGGGGCGGTGTTACGTTATCCTACCCTACTTTCTGCCCAATTTGTTTCATCCAAACCTTATATTGTCCTAATTGAAATTGTAAGCCTTTCGCCGTCGCGTTAGACTTTCGCCCGATAGTACGAGGGGAGAAACTAGCCCAGGACATTACGTCGGTTAGGTGTAACCCTTTCTCATCTTGCATAATCGCATAGCGTTGGTCTAACATTAGGAAATTGCCATCAAAATACTTCTCATCTATCCCCGCCTCTTGTGCTAATTCGCGTAGTGTTTTCATTCCTTGCCCTCCCTTGCCTGGTTTATCGCCATCTCTGCCTCTTCGCGTGTCTCAGCATATCCGAATCGGTCAACCGCCCCGATATTGTATTGATATCGGTATGACATCCACCCGTCTAGCCCCGTCTCTTCGATTGTGTAAGTCATTCCCCGCCCTCCTCTTTCAATAGTTCAATGTGTTCCCGTATGGCTTGCGCCTTGTCGTGATCTCCCTCGTAATCGAAGTGATCGCGGGCAATTGCTAACGCCTCAATAAGTGATCCTCTTTCCATTACTTCACCCCGCAAGCGGTAAGGAAGCGGGCGCGGTCAAAACGTGGATTCTCATATTCTAGTAACTGCGCCATTGAATTAGCGACGGCGGATAGTGTAGACTCATCAACGGCGAGGCCTTGAAAGTCTGCCTTATTACGGGTTAGGCGAATCGCCTCGGCTAGTAGTTCATAGTCTTTACGTGTCATTCTTTCCTCCTTGTTTGGTGTCGGGGTAGTTCCCTCCACTCGTGCCCCGCCCCGAATTGAATCGGCACGCCCTAGGCGGGCGGGGCTAATCTTGCTCATCCCTCGATGGCTTGCATAACCTTTTGCATTTGTGTGCGGAATGTTTCAAGCGATGAGAGGTTTACACCTGAATCGAAATCGTTTTCAACATTTGGAAAGTATGACTCGACACAGTAAAAGTTCTTCAAGATGTAGACCGCTAAATCTGCCTCACGCTTTCCCGCTTTTGGTGTTGTCATTGCGTAAGTTGTTGCAACTTCCTTGATAAACTGTGTTTCTGTTTTCATTTCCCTGTCCTATCTATTCGAACACCTGTTCGGGTGTTTTCGGGGCTTGTTTGCCCTGATGAGAGAAATATATGTGGTTGTCTACCGTATGTCAAGCCCAAACAAGGATATTTTGATAACAGTTTGATAACGTTTGGCTGAATGATTCCTGAGAATAACAAGGGCAGCCGTGTCGATATGTCGACAATTCAAGAGGTGTTCGATAGTTGAATCTTCAATTACTTTATTACTCGCGGGTAACATAGCGGGATATAACAAGGTAGACAATTAACAGGGATATGTCTAAGTCTATTGGAAGAGTTTATTATTGGACAGATTAGATTGATATGTAAAGGGTGCCGAGATTGGAGCCCGCCCTCTTTCTTTCTATAAAGTTATCCACAGGGTTATCCACAGGCTGTGGACAGTTGGCAACGCGGTCGGGCGTGTCGCAAAAGCCCTCCCCCGTGTGTTAAGTTCCGACACCACTACATACATACTCCCCAACAAAAAATATACGCTAAAGTGAGACCGCCCGTAATGTCCTAATTTGTACACATATTTCTAGTGACCTTGGTCACAAAACGTAAATAAAATCTACCGTAGACGGGAAATCGGTTATTTTTTCTGCCTTATATATAGTAGGGAGTAAAACGAACCAGTACTAGTTTTACGACCGATACTCGCTACGTTGGCACTACGCGAGTCCCCCTAGGACGAGCACCAACTTACCCCTCGCTGCGCTGTGGCTTGCTCGGGCGTCAAGCCCGAACTGTGCGGTGCACGGCACCGCTTTTAGTGGGGACAGGTCTATTTATTCTCCAGTACAAATTTCCTCAGCCCAGTATAAATAAAAATTTTTTTCGCGCCTTCGGCGCTCTACTAGAGGAGAACAGATGTCCGAGAAGTCTAGTGACATCGCCAAGCGTCTGATCCTTTCAGGTGTAGCAGAAGGTCTTACCATCGAGGCAGCAACCGCTGCTGCTGGTAAATCCTATAAGACCTACGAGTACTACCGCAGGACCGATAAGGTCTTTGCAGACAAGATGGACCGAACACGCCTTGGTCTTAAAGATAAAAACTTTGCCTCATCCGATGTCCACGACATAGACTTTGCAGAGTTCCGTGAACGCTACCTACACTCTAAGACCTTTGCTCATCAGCAAAACCTCATCGATGTGATCGAGGGTAGGGAACCTGGCTGGCTTCATCCCAGTATGAAGTACGAACCAGGGCTGGCGTCAAACCGTATCCTTATCAATATCCCGCCCAACCACGCTAAGTCAATGACAGTGACTATTGACTACGTTACTTGGCAGGTGTGTCAGAACCCTAACTTTCGTGTGCTGATTGTTTCTCAGACTCAGCAACTAGCAGCCGACTTTCTCTACGCCATCAAGCAACGCCTGACTCATCCTAATTATGAAGCACTGCAACAGGCTTACGCTGCTGGCGTAGGGTTTAACTCTAAGACCGCTTCTTGGCAAGCAACCCGTGTGACCTTTGGTGATGAACTCCGTGAGTCATCTGAAAAGGATCCAAACATCGAAGCCGTCGGTATCGGTGGTCAGATCTACGGTAAGCGTGCAGATATGATTATCGTAGACGATGCGGTGACGTTGAAGAACGCAAACGAATTTGAGAAGCAAATCCGCTGGTTAACCCAGGATGTGCGTTCTCGTCTTAACCCTACTGGTAAGTTAATCATTATCGGTACCCGCGTTACAGCAATTGATCTCTACAAGGAACTACGCTCCGAGGACCGCTACCCTGGTGGACTGGTCCCGTGGAAGTACTTGGCAATGCCAGCATTGTTGGAGACACACGAAGACCCCGACAAGTGGGTTACCTTGTGGCCCGCTTCCGATGCTCCCTTTGATGGGCAGATGGAATCAGATTTGAATGAGGATGGACTATACCCACGTTGGAATGGTCGTAACCTTTACAATGAACGACAAGCAATGGATGCATCTACTTGGGCGCTGGTTTACCAGCAACAGGATATATCAGATGATGCAATCTTTGACCCAGTATGTGTGCGAGGTTCTATAGATGGTATGCGTAAAGCAGGTCGCTTGGTTCCTGGTCACCCAGGCCATCCGCGTGACCTTAGTGGCTTTTCAATTATTTGTGGTCTTGATCCCGCTATGGTTGGTGATACAGCCGTCGTTTGTTACGCTATTGATCGGGTTAGTCATAAACGCTATATCGTTGATGCTATTAAGATTACTCGTCCTACGCCTGCTGCAATCCGTCAGATAATCTTTGACTGGACTGCGCTATACCAGCCCACCGAGTGGATTGTAGAAAAGAATGCTTTCCAATCATTCCTTACGCAAGATGAGGGAATCCGTCAGAACCTGGCCTCTAGAGGAGTGCTACTGCGGGAACACCATACTGGATCCAACAAGTGGGACTCAGGCTTCGGTGTTGCATCAATGTCAACTTTGTTCGGGACCAAGCAACACGACGGTAAGCACCACAGAGACAACCTTATTCACTTACCTTCTGACCAAACTGAAAACATTAAGGCGCTCATCGAGCAACTAATTACCTGGTCGCCTAC